ATCAGTCCCGCATGAACGGGTACGCCATCGGCCGCCAGAACGGCTGGATGTCCGCAAATGACATCCGGGAGCTTGAAAACCTCGACCGTATCCCGGCAGAGGATGGCTGCGATTTGTACCTCATTAACGGCAATATGCTCCCGCTGAAAAATGCCGGGGCTTTTGCAAATACACCTACCGATGACGGAAAGGAGGAAAAAACCGATGAAGAAATTTTGGAATTGGAAGAGCCGAACGGTGACGAACTCGGAGACGCAGGAACAGACACAGGAAAGAACCCTGTTCCTGAACGGGAGCATCGCCGAGGAAAGCTGGTTTGACGATGATGTCACCCCGCAGCTTTTCAAGGACGAGCTCATGTCCGGCAGCGGAAATATTACCGTATGGATCAACTCTCCCGGCGGCGACTGCGTGGCTGCGGCGCAAATCTACAATATGCTCATGGACTACAAGGGCGATGTGACGGTCAAAATCGACGGTATTGCCGCATCCGCAGCGTCCGTCATCGCTATGGCAGGCGCGAAGGTGCTGGTGTCCCCAGTGTCCATGCTTATGATCCACAACCCCATGACAGCGGCATTCGGCAATTCGGACGAGATGCAGAAAGCTATCGAGATGCTCATAAGCGTTAAGGATTCCATCATTAACGCTTATGAGATTAAGACAGGGCTGTCCCGCGCCAAGCTCTCGCACCTCATGGATGCCGAAACTTGGATGGACGCAAATAAGGCTGTGGAACTGGGCTTTGCGGACGAAATCATGCAGAGAAGCCGAGAATCCGATGATGTGCCTGCACCCGCCGTTTCCATGCTGTATTCCAAGGCGAATGTGGTGAACTGCCTCATGGAGAAGATCGCCGCAAAATGCGCCATTGAACCCAAACCAGCCGTGCCGGAGCGCACGGGACGCTCTGTAGATGAACTCAGAGCCAAGCTGAACACCATCAAAAACTACATTTAATATGGAGGTATTTCAATATGACTATCGTTGAACTGCGCGAAAAGCGCGCCAAGCTGTGGGCTACGATGGAGGGCTTCCTCGACACCCACCGCGACCGAAAAGGCGTTCTGTCTGCCGAGGACGATGCCGTTTACGCCAATATGGAGAAGGAGCTGAACGATCTCACCAATGAGGTCAGACGCATGGAACGCCGCGATGCCATTGCCGCAGAGCTTGCAAAGCCCGTATCCTCTCCCATCACCGAGCAGCCCCAGAAAGCGACCGGCGAAGCCAAGACCGGCAGAGCGTCTAACGCCTACCGCGAGGATTTCGGTTTGCATCTGCGCGGCAAACGTATGCTCCACAATGTGCTCTCCGAGGGCGTGGACGCCAACGGCGGCTATCTCGTCCCCACGGAGTTTGAGAAGTTCATCGTGGACACGCTCAAGGAGGAAAATGTGATGCGCCGTCTGTGCAAGGTCATTACTACCGATAACGAGCGTAAGATCCCCGTTGCAGCGACCCATTCCACCGCTGCGTGGACTGCTGAAAATGCTGCCTACACCGAGAGCAATCCCACCTTCGCACAGAAGACCATTGATGCCTACAAGCTGACCGACCTTGTGAAGGTAAGCATTGAGCTTCTGGACGACAGTGCTTTCGATCTGGAAGAGTACATCGCCCGTGAGTTTGCCTACGCCTTCGGTGCTGCCGAGGAACAGGCATTCTGCGTCGGCACCGGTACGGGTCAGCCCACCGGCCTGTTCACCACCAACGGTGGCACGGTCGGCGTTACCGCAGCCAGTGCGACCACTGTTACCACCGATGAGGTGATTTCCCTCATCTATGCGCTGAAAGCACCTTACCGCAAGAATGCCAAGTTCCTGATGAACGATGCTACTGTTTCCGCACTTCGTAAGCTGAAGGATTCCAACGGTCAGTATCTGTGGCAGCCCTCCCTGCAGGCGGGTCAGCCGGACAGACTGCTCGGTTATGAGATTTACACCAGCCCGTATGCTCCCACGCTGGCGGCAGGTGCGCTCTCCATTGCCTTCGGCGATTTCCAGAGCTACTGGATCGCTGACCGCACCGGCAGAACCGTTCAGCGTCTGAACGAGCTGTATTCCACCAACGGTCAGGTCGGCTTTGTTGCCACCGAGCGTGTGGACGGCAAGATCATCCTGCCGGAGGGTATCCAGCTTCTGAAGATGAAGGCGTCATGATGAAAGGAGGCGGCGGTGATGGACGAGCTTCTCTCCAAAGTGAAAGCCAACCTTATCCTGGAACATACGGCGGATGATGCCTTGCTGAAAAGCTACATCACCGCCGCTGTTTCTTACGCCGAAAGCTACCAGCACATCCCGGAGGGGTTCTATAAGGAGAATCCCATGCCAGCCACCACAGAGCAAGCCGTCATTATGTTGTCATCCCACTTCTATGAAAGCCGGGATGGCAGCACGGGCGGCTTCTTTGCGGATAACACCGGAGCGGCACAGCAGGTGTGGAAGACGGTCAATCTGCTGCTCCGCTTGGATAGGCGGTGGCAAGTATGAGTTTCGGAAAGATGAACGGCTTTGCCGACATCGTAAAAATCCGCCAAGTCAAGGACAGCGAGGGCTTCACCCATTCCGAGAATGAAGTCCTCGCTTCCGTCCGTGTATACCGTGAAGGTCGGCATGGCAGTCAGCGTTGGGCAAACCTCGCTGCATTCAGTGAAGCGACCGACCTCTTCCGCTTTCGGTGCATTCCGGGGCTGACGGTCACTACCGACCATTTTCTCATCTGTGACGACTGTCGCTACGACATTGTGTCCGTGGAGGATGTAAAGGGCCGTGGAATGTACATTGAGGTACTGGCAAAAAAGGAGGTGCCGACCGTTGGCAAAAGCTGAAATGAAAATGCCGGAGGATTTCCTTCTAAAGATATCCAAGCTCGGCAGCAACTTTGACAGTGTGGCGGATACCGTCCTGCAGGCCGGTGGCGAGGTGGTGCTGAAAAAAGTCAAGAGCAATCTCTCCTCCGTTATTGGCAGAGGGACAAAGTTCAAATCCCGCACCACGGGCGAACTGGAAGGCGCACTCGGTCTTTCTCCCTCCAAGCTGAACCGGGACGGAAACCACGACATCAAGGTCGGTTTCGCTGAGCCTCGCTCGGACGGCGGCAGCAATGCCAAACTTGCCAACATTCTCGAATACGGCAAGCACGGTCAGCCTGCAAAGCCGTTTCTGAAGCCTGCGAAAACGGCGTCCCGGCAGGAATGCATCGATGCCATGACCAAGGCACTGGACGAGGAGGTTGAAAAGCTGTGAGTCTGCTATCCGATTTACAAACCATCGCCGAGCATTGCGGTGTTCCAGTGGAAACGGGTGTGTTCTCCGGCAAAGCACCGGACACCTATCTGGTGATTACGCCGCTGTCGGACAGCTTTGAGCTCCACGCCGACAACGCTCCCGGCTGTGAGACACAGGAGGCACGGCTGTCCATCTTCACAAAGGGCAGTTACACCAAACTGAAAAATGACCTTTTCCGTGCCTTGCTGGGTGCGGATTTCTATATTACCGACCGCCGGTACATCGGCTTTGAGACCGAAACCGGCTACCATCACTACGCCATTGACGTGGCGCAAATCTACGAACTGGAGGAATAAGTTATGGCAACGATCGGTCTTGACAGACTGTATTACGCAAAAATCACCGAGAACGATGCCGGTGAGGAAACCTACGGTACACCGGAGCAGCTTGCGAAAGCCATCTCCGCTGACCTTTCGGTGGAACTGGCAGAAGCGACGCTCTATGCCGACGACGGTGCTTCGGAGATCGTGAAGGAATTCAAATCCGGCACACTCTCCCTCGGCATTGACGATATCGGTTCTGCGGCGGCATCCGACCTCACGGGTGCGACCATCGACAAAAACAAGGTTCTGATTTCCGCATCCGAGGACGGCGGCGACCCTGTGGCGGTGGGATTCCGTGCCAAGAAGTCCAACGGCAAGTACAAGTATTATTGGCTGTACCGAGTGAAATTCGGTATTCCGGCGACGAACCTTGCCACCAAGGGCGACAGCATTACCTTCTCTACACCCACTATTGAAGGCACCATTCTGCGCCGCAACAAAGCAGACGCAGGCGGCAAGCACCCGTGGAAAGCGGAGGCACTGGAGGGCGATGTGACCGCTGTGACCATCACGAACTGGTATAAGGAAGTCTATGAGCCGACCTATACCACGACACCCGAAAAACAGGGTTAACGGAGGTAACACACAATGGATAACGAGAGA